AATCGGTATAGTAACCTGCAAGCTCTCAAACATCAAGGTGACCATCAAATTTGATGCATCGCTACTCAAATACCTGACCGATGATGCCAAAGTTACAGTCATTGCAAATGACGAAGGATCGCTGGTGTTCACCCCCAAAGAGACACGCGCAGGATACTTCGAGGCTCTGGAGGGCAGCAGCACTCTCGTCGCCGAATTCGCAGGCACCGTCAATGGTAAGTACAAGACCATGCGCCACGTCATCACCGATGTCGAAGCAGGTCAGCACCGCATCATCACCTTCACGGTCAAGACCGGTAAGCCCGACAAACCCGACGAAAACGGCCAAATCGAGATTGACAACGGTATATACCTTGATGTAGACGTCGTAGACGAAAATCTGACCGGAAACGTCACTGTAGGCGAGGACAACATCCCCGATGATGACCGTCCCGGGCGGCGTCATCAAATACCGCGGCGAGCGTCCCCAATATCTGGCGAGCGGCGCAGCCCCCGCGTTCGGCAAGGAAATGATGGAAGACATCCGCACCCGCGTGCGTTTGGCGTTTATGAACGGTCAGCTGTCGTTTTTGACGGGCGACCGCCGCACCGCGACGGAAATCGTCGAACGCGTGCGCGAAGCCGCGCGGCTGATGGGTCCCGTGTACGGACGTTTGACGACGGAGCTGTTAAGCCCGACCATTTCCCGCGCGTTCAACCTGTTAATCCGAAACGGCTTTATCGCGCCCCCCGCCGACATACCGCCCGAAGGGCTGGCTATCGACATCGTTTACCAGTCGCCGCTGGCGAAAGCGATGCGGTACGAAAAAGCCGACCGATACAATCAGGCGTTCGCCGCCAGCGCGCCGTTCCTGCAAATCGCCCCCGATTCCGCCGACGTGTTCGACGCCGAAAAAGGCATTCGGGAAATTCACAAAATTTACGGCGTCGAGGACGTTTTGCGCGACGACGAGGAAGTCGAGCAAATC